AAACGCCGGGCGGTGACCTACACCACCGACGACGTCGCCAGGGCTACCGGACTCAGTTACCGGCAGGTCGACCGCATCGTCACCCGGCGGTACGTCGAACACCCGCGGCCACAGCCCGGCACCGGTCAGCCCCGCACCTTCGATGACGACCAGCTCGACCGGATCGGCGCCATTGCCGCGCTCATCCAGGCCGGCGTCACCCCCCGAAGGGCGGCCGTCATCGCCCAGTCCCCCGAGTACGAACTCGGTCCCGTCCAGATCCAGATCGACACCCAGAGATTGCATCGCGCCCTCCGCGCCCGACTCGACAACCGAACGGAACCCACCACATGACCGACCATGCCGGCAACAACACCGACGCCGAACTCGAAGACCGGGCCGACAAGATGTTCCGGATCGTCATCGCCAGGCGTGCCGGTGACATGGACACCGCGAGCAGGCTGTTGACCGAACTCACCACCACCCCCGACGATGCGTTCACCCTGATTCTCGGCCTCGCCCGCTCCGCCGCCTGGCCGGCGATCCAGGCCAGGAAACTCTACGAGCGCACCGGGCGCAGCGTGCAGGGCATCATCCCGATGGACAACGGCGACCTCACCGGACCCGAGCGCGAGGCCCTCACCCTGGTCGCCCTGTTCGCGACCGGCGACACGCAGAGCGAGGCGAACGCCTTCACCTCGGCCGCCGAGATCGTGATGGCCAACAACCCGGCGCGAACCCAGCGCGTCATCACCACCCTGGTCGACGTCCTGGCCCAGGATGGCCCGCGCATCCGGGCTTTCACCTCGCCGTTCGGGAGCAACTGACGAAATGGAAGCCTTCCTCACCGTCACGGTGTTCTTGTTCCTCCCGGCGCTTTATCCCTGGTTCATGCACCCGAAAACCCGGCGCCGTCCCGAAGGCAAGTGGATCCTGCTGGGCATGGGCGCCGTCGCCGCCGGCATCGCCGCGCTGGGCTACAGCCCGCTGAAAGCGCTCGACGCGATCTTCCTGCTGATCTGGTGGATCGCGCTGGTCGCCTGGTCCGTCACTGCGACCGTCGCCAGGGTCCGGTACCGCCGGCAGCGGCGGATCGCGGACCGCCTCCGAGCCCAGTTCGACCGCGGACCCGGAGTCACCCAGTGACCAACGACCCCGTCGACTTCGCCAATCCAGCGACCATCATCGACGCGGTCGGCGGCCTGGTTCACGCACTGGTTCGCGATCGTGACGAGGCCCTGCGCCAACTCGCCAACGCGAACCGGATCAACCAGGAGATGGCAACGGCGACGACGAAACTGGAGCGCGAACTCGCCCAGGTCAGGCGACGGCCGCAGGGTGAACTGGGCGAGTTGACCGACGATCTGCGGACCGCAACCCAGCGGATCAACGAGGTCGTCGGCATGCAGATCGACCTCCTGCATGACACCGGCAGCTTGTCCAGGGCTGCCACCATCCGCCGTCGCCAGGTTGCCAAGGGCTACACCCCCGAGCACGACGACCACGAAGGCGAAGTCGCGCTCACCAACTCCGCCAGCGCATTGGTCATGCACCGACCAGGCTTGTGGCCATGGCGTCCCGCGCACTTCACCGAGCTGTACGACGACCCCGACCGACTGCTCCACGCAGCGGCCCTGCTCTGCGCCGCCCAGGACGTCATCGACCGCAAGGCGAAAGGCAACGCATGAACCGCCCCCGCACGATCGTCGCCACGCTGTTCACCGGTGCCGTCGTCATCATCGGCACCGCCGCCTGCACGGCGCCGAACCCGCCGCCGCCCGTCTCGCCGGGCACCGCAACAACCAGCACCACCACCAGTGCAACAACGGCCGGAGTTTCGACGGCTGCGCCGGCTCAGCCGTCCGCGGCCACGAGCTCGGCCACCACCGCATCGCCCGTCACCCAGGCGACGCAATCGTCACCAGTGACGTTGGCCGACACGCCGGCGAACCCACCGCCGCTCACCACCGACCCACTCGCGCCGCTCGTCGGGCCGGTGGTCAGCGTCTACGACGGCGACACCCTCACCGTCGTGGTCGGGGGTGAGAAGGAATCCGTCCGGCCGCTCGGCATCGACGCCCCCGAGTTGGAGAACAAGGGGCTCGGCATCGTCGGCGAGTGCTACGGGCCGCAGTCGAAAGACGCTGCCCGAGCGCTGCTCACCGGGACCACTGTGCGGCTCACCGTCGACCCCCAGCAGGGTGACGCCAAGGACGACTACCGCGACCTGCACGGCCGACTCCTGCGGTACGTGCAGGTTCCGCTGGACACCGGCGACATCACCACCGCAACCGACACCGTCGACTTCGGTGACTACCAGATCCGCAGCGGCAACGCATGGGTCTACGAGCAGTACCCGGTCAAACGCACACCGGACTACATGACCGAGATGCAGCAGGCCCAGCAGGACCACGAGGGACTCTGGGCGGCCTGCGAATGAGTCTGCACAGTGCGCACCTGGCCGACCCGGTCGGCGTCCTGCGGCCGGACATCTGCCCCGACTGCCGGGCGCTACTCCCGCAGGTCGCGGCCGACACATTTTCGGGCGTCGAGGTGGCCCAGGCCAACCTCAACCGCGCCGTCTCCGCATGGGCGAACCGGCGCAGCGCCCGCGAGGGTAGCCAGGTCGACATCGACCTGTTCCAGGCGCAGTACCAGTTTCAGATCGCCTGTCAGCGCGCATTCATGGAGACCGCCAAGCCCTACCCGCTGCCCCGCGCGAAGCCGAAGCCGGTACCCGAGTACGTCGTCCCCGAGGCGCCGATGGCCCGCGAGCTGCGCATCGCAAACCTGCTCGCCGTGGTCAAGTACCCGGCCACCATTCCCCAGGGCGATCGGGTCCGGGTGGTCGCACTCATGCGCGCGCTGGAGATGCTGGGTCTCGATGTGGAGGACCCACCGCAGTAGGCTCGACATCGGACACGTCAGGGACGGCGTGCCGCTCCGAAACCCCGGTTGCCCCGTCAGGCAGCCGGGGTTTTCTGGCGCAACATACCGAGCGATTCCAACTCCTCCAGCACCGTCGCCAGGCCGGCCCGGTCGGCGTCCTTGTCGGCATCCCGGAGCGCCGAGAACGGGCAGCCGTTCACCGATCGGCCCGACGAAACCAGGCTCACCAACCGGGCCGCGTGCTGCTGCGTGCACAGATACTCGATCAGGTCCCCGCGACTCATCGACATAGCGACAGGTTATGCCCAGGGATCACGCCGGGCAGCGTTCCAGTGCGCCATGAACACCGCGATCCCCCACAGGTAGATCGCCGCCATCGTCGGCTGGCAGTACCACTCGGACCCGTCATCGGACTCGTTCACCGACTCACCGTAGCGGGGACCGCCAATGCCATATCCGGCCCAGCCAACGCACCGGCCGGACCCGCCGCCGGCGCAACTCCCAGCCCGCACCCATGCACGGGCCGCACGGCAGGAACCGGCCGTGCCCGATGTCCAGGATCGCCTTCCGCCGGCGGCACACCGCGCACGCCACGTCGTGGATCACCCACGGTCCACCGTCCGTGATCACCACCGGATCGTGCATCGACAGCGTCGGGTAACGGGTCAGGTCAGCGTTGGCCATGCGGGCAGTGTTCCCAGTTAACGGCCGGTCACTTCCTGGCCAGCCGTCGGATACGTGCGATGAAGTCCTACCCAGGGAGCCTACTTACCCGAGCAGGCCCGTGCCCCGGTAGTTAGCCTGCCTCACTTTGGGCAGGATATTCCGCAGCGGCCCTAGTCGGCCGATGCGGAGTTGACAGGGCGAGGATCGAGTGGGAATCTGACGCTGTAGTTGACACCGAGGGGATAACCGCATGACGAAGCCGAAGACCAAGGGACCGAAGCGCCACAAGCAGCCCGCCGTGCCCGGCGGCAGGCCCCATCGGGTGCGTGTGCAGCTCACGACGGCGCAACTCCAAGCGCTGCAACGACTCTCGGACGAGCTTTACATCGGCATCCCGGAGATCCTGATTTCCAGTGCCCTGGACGCTCCGAAGCAGGCCCCGAAGGCGATGGCCGCGGAGGTCGACGGCATCCGTCGGATCCTCACCGAGGAGTCAGAAAGCCTGCGCAGGATCGCCATGTTCGCGGATGAAAAAAGCTGGTACCCGAACGGTTGGGCGAACGTCCACAACTCCATCGAGGAGCGCAACGCGAGGATCGCGAAGTACCTCGGATGCTGACTCCCGAACTGCCGGAGCACTGCCCGTGCGGCGGCTGGCCCAGCGATCCCGGTGAGCCGATTCCGGAAATCCCCGGGCTCTACAACCATCGCGTGCTGACCCATCCGGTGGCATTCGTCAACGGCGAGTGGGTGGCGACCGCGGACCTGCCAAGGATCAAGACGACCGCAGAACGAGCGGCCGAGACCGACGCCGAGGAGAAGGGCGCCGAGCGGCTCACCAACGCCAGGAAAAGCTGGGAGGCGGCCAGAACCACGTCGACCAATGCAGCACTGAACCGGCTGATCGAGATGCACGAGCCACTGATGAATGGCCGGTACGACCTGTACTGCAATCAGTGCTGGGATGAGGGTGGGTACATGACGTCGTGGCCCTGTGAAAGCTGGCGCATGCTGCTCGTGGTCATGCTCAGGCCATGAGTCTGATCGTGAAGATCGTGGGCCGCTCGGGTGACCCAGGCGGTCTGATCAACTACCTCGCGAACGACAAGAATCTGCACGAGAACCAGCGGATCGTGGCTGGCACCGTGCGGTACCAGGGGCACCTGGACAAGGAACTCGCGCAGCAGGTGGCCGCCGATCTGCGGTTCTATCAGCAGACCACCGGCAAGGTGATGCCGAAGGGCCACGTCTACCACGTGACCCTGTCGGCGAGCCGGGAGAACGGGCCGATTCCCGACGCCCGGTGGGACGACATCGCGAACGATTTCATGGACGGCATGCGCTTCACCGGCCCGAACCTGAGTCCGGTGCGCTGGACCGCGGTGAACCATGGCGCCAACGCTTCCGGCGCCGATCACATCCATATCGCGATGAGCCTGGTGCGGCAGAACGGCCGACAGGTGAACCTCTACAACGACATGGTCCGGGCCTCCGGGGTGGCGACCAGACTGGAACAGAAGTACGGCCTCGGAGTGCTGCAGACCCGCCTCGCCCTCATCGGTGCTGGCAGTGTTCCGTACACCCACGGCGAGATCAAGCGGGCTGAGCAGGAAGGACGCCCGGAGGCTGATCGGGTGCGTCTGGAGCGCGACATCCGGGCGCTGGCCGGGCAGGCGCGCAGTGAGGTGGAGTTCATCAAGCTGGTCAAGGACGACGGCCTGCTGATCGCGCCCTTCCCTCGCGAGAAGGGCCTCGTCAAGGGTTACTCGGTGGCCCTGCCGACCTCTGCCGGCACCCGGCAGGACTGGCTGGCGGGTGGGAAGCTGGCGAAGGATCTGACCCTGCCACAGCTTCGCCGCCGCTGGCCGGGGACCCCGAATCAGCGGGTCGCAGCACAGCACGCTTGGCGCGGCAGCGAAGCCGGACAGGATCAGGAGCAGCAGGCGGACGGCGGCACGGAGGTTACCCCGGACGACCTGGCCGAGGCCCTGCAGCAGGCGACTCCGGCGTCGTTCGCGGACCTGTCTCACGACCTGGCGGCGAACCTCGCGGCAGCCAGCCGAATGCTGGAGGAGGTGCCGGGCGAACTGGCGGCGGCCAGTCGGGACGCGGGCGCCTGGGCGCAACCGCACGTGCTGCCGGAGGGCGCTCCGCTGCTGACCCGAGCGGGTGCCCGCCTCTTCGTCCAGGGCCTTGATCCCAGCGGAGAACGCGGCCGGAGCATCATGTTCCGCCAGTTCGCCGACACGATGTTGGAGCTGTACCGACTGCATCAGGTGCAACGCCTGAGAGTCGCAACGAGAAGGCAGGTGGGCAGGATGGACGACGCGAATCCGGCGGCGGAAGTGATGGACGATGGCACCACACTGGCGGCGACGGGTTCGATGCTCGCCGTCATGCAGACAGCACGGAATGAACGGACGGCGATCGAACACGACACTGCCGCGGACACCGGAGGAGATGGCGAGATGTTCGGCAAGACCAAGGGACAGGGCGAGGCGAAGAGTGGTGGCCTCGACCTGATCGATCGGGACTTCTTCCGCGACGCCCGACGCATGGAGCAGGCGCATCGCGCGTCGGTACGGGAGCAGGCCAAGCTGATCGGTATCGGCCCGCCGGCAACCCCGGACCAGATCGAGAGACTGGAGAAGTTGTCGGAGCAGGTGGGCCTCCCGCTGGATCGGGAGACCCTGGCCGCGGTACGGCAGGACCGCGCGGCGGACATGATCCTGGACTTCGAGTCGGCCGCGAAGGACTACGGCCTGCCGCCGATCCAGACCGGGCAGTACGAGGCCGTTGTGTCCAAGGTTGTGGGGCCGTACGGCGTCAGCAATGGCGCCGAGGCCGACGCTTTCCTGGGCGGGCTGGAACGCCGGGCGCAGCTTCGCCAGGAGGCCGCGGACCTTGCCGCCTTCGACGCCGCCCAGGCCGCCGCCAAGAATGCCGAAGCGCCATGGATCGACCCGGACCACATGGTTGACACGCCGCCCGATGTCGCGGACATGCGGGCCCAACTGGACCACGTCATGGACTGCGGCCCGCTCCTGAGCGACGCCCAGGTCGTGGAACAGAACCGCAAGATGCACGCCGCCGGCATTCATCCCGTGCCGGTTGTCAATGGCACTGCGCAGGTGTCGCCACCCCTCCCGACGGAGGGGGCTGCGTACCAATACCGCGCGGCGCCAGCGCGCTCGGACGCGCCAATATATTCGGGGGATCCGCGCAACTGGGAGAACGCGATGGACCCGATCAGCAAGCCACAGCGGTATCGGCTGCAGCAGGCCGGGTTCAGTGACGTGGAGATCGGCGAGCTGGCGGGCAAGGGCGAGGCATCGGTCGTGGTGGGCGCCTACCTGGGTCCTGATACACCGCCGGTGCCGGACCCAGCGCGCGCTCGCGCGGCGTACGACAAGGTGCAGGCCGAGGCCATTGGCGCAGTCTCAGGGATGGGTACCCCGACCCAGCCGCGGGTAGCGGATCTGCCGTCGCAGACTGCTACTCCGACCATCGCTGCGCCCCAGCAGGCGTCGCGGAAACCTCTGCGCCCGACGCAGTAATCCGGTAGCGTCAGGGAGTCCCCTTCCCCGGGGCAACACACCAAAGGCCCGATACCAACCCCCCTGGTATCGGGCCTTTGTGCTGTCCGGTTCAGCCGGCAAGCGGTGGGAAGTTCACATGCTGACCGGGTCGATCGGGGTGCTGGCTGCAACTGGCCAAGCCGCCACCCTCCGCCCACAACTTCTCCATCAGCGGGTAGGCGTAAACAGTCAGCCACACGGCCCGTTCGGTCGACGGAACCAGTGGGTCATCCGGCGGTCGGTGAGCCTCGTAGGCGCGCCACAGAGCTTGGATAACCTCAACCGCTTCGGGGTGCAAGGCCCAGTCCCCGCACCACCGGTAGCCCTGTCCCAACTCGTCCCGCGCGAAAATCCTGGACAGGTATGCGTGGAAGAACTCAGTGTGGTTGGGGTACTCCGTCGGCGGCCGGGTGGTGACGGTGATCAGGTCGTCCTCGGGGGCGAGGAGCCCGATCGCGGCGACCCGGTAGACGTAGGTGGTGCTCGGTCTGCAGTTCGGGTCGATGAACTTCCGACCGGAGGTAACGGCCGCGATGCGCTCCATCGGAGCCGGCGGGATGCACCGGTGGACGACGTAACTGGATGGGATGCCGGGGTCGGTCGCTTCCCGCGACCAGGCCAGCGAGACGGTCTCCCGGCCGCCGTCCGTCACGGTCAGTTTGAGCGTCATACGGTCAGCGCCGGGCGGGGTCCGTACATCTCGATGGACCGCTTCACGAGCGCGTCCATCTCGGGATCAAGGAAGTACGGCTCCATCTTGGTGAGCACCGGCCGGCCACCGCCGTAGTGGACGATCATCCGCCATTCCGGCAGCGCCGCGATGTCCGATGGGTTGAGAATCGGCACTTCGTGATACTGGGCATTGAGTGACCTGGAGGCTCGCCCGCCGCCGGTGGTGAAGATGCCGGATGGCGTGCTGTTGCCGGTCGAGTAGGTGCGACGCTCGTAGGGACCGACGATCTTGGACAGCTTCTCCAGCAGTTCCATCTCATCGATGCCGCGGCCGTAGAGCCGGTGGGTGGATGCCCCGGAGAGTTTATCCATGCCGTCCTTGCCCCAGGCCGCGCGGCCTTGTGCCAGGGACTGGAAGATGGCCAGGCAGAGTAACCCCTGGCTGGCGAAGTGGGAGAACCAGTCGGGTAGTGGCTTGATCCTGGCGACGTTCGCGACCTCGTCCAGGGCGAGCACGCCGGTGGGGTCGATCCGGCCGCCGGGGCAGGTCTTGGCATAGCTACGGGCGGCCTCCGTGATGGCGACGGTGAGCGCCGCGACCAGCGGCCCGAGGCTGCCGGTGCCCTCCTCGGACAGGCTGATCACCGTGTCGCCCTGGGACCGGACGAACTGGTGCGGGTCGAATTGCGGGCGCATGTCGGTGGGGCCGTCCTGCACGATCCAGGCCAACGCCTGGCGGTTGAACAGGAAGTTGATGACCCGCTTGGCGTTGGCGAAGACGCCCCGCTTGGTGTCCGGATTCAGGTGGAACCCGAAGTCGACGTTGGACGCGGACAGTGCCCAGCCGGCATCCCGCAGGATCCGTACAGGTACACCGCCCTGGTCGGGGTTATTGATCCAGTACACGACGTCGGTGATCGGCCGACGATCGATAGCGGCTGCCAGTAGGAGTCCAGAGAGCAGGTTGATCCCCTCGGGCTCGAAGAACCCATCGGTCTTGGCGTCCATGATCCGGGCGGCGTCGGCGAAGATGTTGGCCTGGGTGGTGGCCTTGGTGTCGGCGTCGGCGGCGCATTCGGCGCCGGGTCCGTAGATGTAGGTCAACGGGTTCCAGTACCAGGTGGGTTCGACCTCGGCGACCTTCTGCGGATCGAAGCACCAGAACCGGCCCTTCTGCTCCCTGGCGTAGCGGACCGCCACGTAAAGGTCAGGCTTGTTGGCTGTGGCGTACGCCCAGCCGGGCGCTTTCAGGACCCACTTGATCACCAGCGCCGAGGTCTTACCCGCACCGGGGTTCATGACTGCCATGACCGTCGAGCGCCAGTCGGCCCAGAGATCCTTGCCGGTGGCGACCGCCTTACCGAGCGGCAGGCCCACATCAACCCCGGTGGTGTATTTCGCGCTGGCATTCTTGGCACGGACGGTTTTCAGGGTCAGTTCCTTGCCGTCGCCCATGAGCTTCGCTCGCGCGTCGATGTGATCCTGGGCTATGCGTCGTTGTCGCATGGTCATGCCGACGAGAACTACCTGAGCGGCGAATGCGAGCCCGAGCCCGATCGCCAGCGCTGTATGAACGATCCCCCACTCGTCCCATGGCGTCGGCTGCAGCTTGGCCCATTTCGCGGGATTCGCGGGGAGCCATTCCGCTGTATTCAGCCAGTGTCCGAGGTGCAATACGCCATAGGTGACGAGGCCGATCAGGAGCCCCTCCACACCAAGTAGCGTCCAGGTGGGGCCATTTCCGGGCCGGCGCTGGTGAATGCTCATTTCTCCTCCGAGGCTTTCAGTAGATCGGTGACGTCCGACTGCAGGATCCGAACTCGACCTCGGCCCAGCTTGTAGGACGGGATGAGGCCCTTCTTGCGCCAGCGTCTGAGCGTGCGCGTGGTGATCCGGAGTTGCTCCGCAGCTTCTGCCGTGGTCAGCAGCAGGCCGGTAGGCCCTACACCATGGGACAGGGACATGTCACTTCCTTCGAGTTGATGGTTGGGTAATACCATCCCTTAGAGTGACCGCTCTTGTCCACCCTTGACCGGTGTTGACCGCCCTTCGCTCCGACTGCTAGTGTCCCTGGAGTATCAACAACCACTCCACAGGAGGACCCGAATGTCACTGCCCACACTCGTTGCGAAGGCCCAACTCGCCCTGGCGCCGCCCGATCCGGGCGCGGCCGACCTTCCGGCGAAGGTCAATGCCGCCGTCGACAAGATCGTCGGAATGTTAATCACCATCGGCGGCATCGTGGCGGTGATCGCCCTGATCGCCGCGTTCATCATGCTGATGATCGGTGAAGACAACCGCGGCGGCTCGGGCGGCACCAAGATCATGAAGGTGCTGGCCGGTCTCGGCGGCGTCCTGGGCGCCGGTTCCCTCGTCGGGATCATCTGGACCGCCGCGGGATGAGCAAGCTCAGGACCGCGGTAGATGTCGCACCTGCGGCGCCACGACGTACGTGGCGCCGCAGGGTGGTGGACGGCTGGCACGGCCCGGTCGGTTATGGCGTCACCGCTGTGTTTTTTGTGGTGGTCATCGCGGGCCTGATCTGGATCGTGTTCTTTCCGCCGGGCAAGCCACTGGTGACAGGAACCGGGTCGACCCCGGCGCCGGCCACTGCACCTGCCGAGTCCACGCTCACCAGTGATGCCATGCCGTCGCCCGCCGTGGATTGCCCCCCACAGGATCCGATCGAGTTCCTGCCGGAGCAGGTACTCAGCGAGTCCTACATCACCACCTGGTACCCGGTGGGCGCCATGGCTGCACCCAGCTCACCGGCGGCCGGCCCGACCCAGGCGCGGCGGTGCTTTGCTCGGACGCCGGAGGGCGCGCTCTATGCGGCGGTCACCAGACTTGCTGAGGAGGCCGCCAATACGGGCCTCGTGCAGCAGGCAGCGGCCCAGGGTGTCACTGACATCCGATTCAGCGGCTACCGGTGGCAGTCATACACCCCCGACAAGGCGATCGTCGTGGTGCGCTTGGCCGCCTCGAACGGGGTCGACACCCACCAAGCCGGGCGCGTGCTGGACGTGACATGGGCCGACAACGACTGGCAAGTAGTCCCGGATGACACCGCAGCCGCCGCGTCCGCCGCGGCCGACCCGAAACGCATATACACACCCTGGGGAGGGTCCTGATGCTTGCCACCGTGACGCACTTCGTCACTCCGTTCATGGCTGCGGTCGCACGACTGGACCCGGCTACCGACGCCTGCCTGCAGGCCCGCAACGACCGACCGTTCCTCTGGGCAGTTGTTGACGACATCATCAACGGCGGCGGCCCGCAGAGCTGCTCACCCGCGCCGGCAACCGTTGTGGGGCAGGCTGTCTGGGGTAGCTCGTTTCAGCCGTTCATCGATGACATGAGGAACGGTGTCGGCGACACCACCAAGACCATGGCGACGTTCTGGGTGTCCATGCCTGATCCCGACGTCGGGAACGCGGACACGGGTGTCGCTTCTGATGCTGTCTCGTTCCTGCAGTCCAGCTTGGCGCCGTTCGTCGGGGCACTCCTGGTGGCCGCCGTGATCATCGGCTGCGTCCGGGCCATGTACGAGAACCGTGGCGGGGAGTTCAGGGACATCATCGCCCTGCTGGTGCGGTACTTCCTGATCGCCGGCCTGCTCGTGCCGGTGATTGCCTCAACGCTCGTCATCATCCATGAGTCAGCAGCCTGGATCCTGGATAGATCAACGCTTGGAACGAAGTTTGCAGAGAACCTCGCCGCACTGTTTTCCAACGGTCAGGGGGTCACCTCGGCGATTATCCTGTTCATCCTGCTGCTTATCGGCGCCCTGGTCGCCGTTGGTCAAGCCGGCGTGATGATCTTCCGGGCCGGCATCATCATCCTGCGGACCGGGACCATTCTGCTGTCCGTGGCGGTCAGCAACACTGAGACCGGCAAGGAATCCCTACGCACGGCCGCCGGATCACTGGTCGCCTGGACGATCTACCCGTTCGTTGCGGCCATCGTCTACGCGACCGGGTTTCGATTGATGGGCACCGACACGAGCCTTGCGGGAAATGGCATCCTGCAGTGCATTTGGGGCATCGCCGTCATGCTCATGGCGATCTTCGCGCTGCCCGCAACGCTGCGTCTGGTCTCGCCGGCTGTTGCACCCGCCGCTGGCGGCAAGGGTGTCGGCTCGGCTGTGGCCGGTGCCGCAACCACGTATGTCGTCATGCAGTCGACCGGCCGCGCCGCCTGATCCTCACCTGATTTCCAACCCGAAAGGCACCTTTCGTCATGACCGCTGTCCTGAATCAGCCCCTACCCGACACCGAACTGCCTTACAACTCGCCTCGGCGGCCGAAAACGCGAGGGTTCGGGCCGTTGGGGATGCTTGGCTCGGCCGTTGTTGCCGTGGGACTGATCTTCGGTGTCATCTTCTCCGTGTTCATCAGTCGCCCAGTTGGGCTGGGGATCTTCGCGCTCACGGGCCTCTTCTTCCTCCTGGCGCTGTGGAAAGACCACCATCACCATGGCCCGTTGGAGGAGGCCGTCGAGCGGTGGGGCTGGTTCCGGCAGCGACTCTCGGGCGGGCATCTCTACATCCCGGGACACATCACGCAGATCGGTGACTGGCCGGTGCCCGGAGTGGGTGCGAAGTCGACACTCACTCAGGCCGAAGATGTTTTCGGGCACAGCTATGCGTTGATCACCTACCCGCAGGTCGGCCATCACGTACTGAACATGCAGGCCAATCCAGACGGCGCCGCCCTGGCGGATGCCATCTTTTCCGACCAGCAGGACAGTAAGTTCTCCGAGTGGCAGGCGTCGCTGGGAAACGAGGCTGACCTGGAGCAGTTGGCGATCACGATGGAGATCGCTCCCGACGCCTATCCCGCCGTCAAGCGGGAGATCGACAAGAACCTGGACAAGGGCGCGCCGGCACTGTCCCAGCAAATGCTGCAGGACTGCGTCAAGATGTACGCCGGCCAGGGCGGTGCCACGAGTAAGTCGTACATCACCATGACCTTCTCGACGCCGTCCGATGCCGACTCGGCCGAGGTCAAGGCCGACGGTGGCGCGGCGGCGATGCGGGAGTCGCTGGCGACCCGCATCCCCGATCTGCTTCGGCCCATTCCTGCGACGGGCGCGGGACCGGTGACCTTGATGACCGGCGACGACGTGGTCAGGGTGGTGCGCTGCGCATACAACCCAGGCGACCGCGCTCTCTATCAGGAGTTGCACGCCAACGGGGAGAGTACCCCGGTCATCCTCTGGTCGTCGGCCGGGCCGGCGGGTTCCGAGGAATCCAAGGACTCCTACGAGCACGGCGACGGTCGCTCGATCACTTGGGGCACTACAGGGTTCATCGGCGCCCAGGTGGCCAGCCGCGTCATGAAACCGCTGGTCAAGGATCCGCCGATGTCGGTGCACACGCTGCGGATCACCTGGCTCTACAAGCCGATCAGTCCGGCGAAGTCTGGGTTCATTGCCGAGGCTGATCACCGAGCCGCCAAGCAGCGCAAGCGATCTGGCAGTAAGGATCCGTCCGAGCGAGTGGTCGCCGACGCCGATGCCGCCGCACGCACCCGCAAGGCGGAGGCACAGGGCAAGGGGTTGCTGAACTTCGCTTGCCTGATCACGGCGACCGTCCTAGAGCAGGATGACGAAGCCGGTACCGCCAAGGCCGTGAAACGGGCCAAGTCCGGCATCGAGCATCAGACCCCAGCCGCGAAGCTACACACCCGCGTCATGCGCCGCGCCCAGGCGTATGCATTTGCCCAGGCTTGCGGCTACCTGGGCCTGTCTTCCAGTGCCCATCTTTTCGTCCCCACATCTGTCCGAAAGGCAGGCTGAAATGTCGCTCGTCAGCACCCCGTATTACGACCTCCACTGCCAGGGCAAGCTGGCCAACCTGCGCCAGCCCGACTGCCCGGCCATCTCCGAGGGCGGGTTCGACCAGGAGGCGGTCGTCAAGGCCGCGTTGGAGCGTGGCTGGACCGAGACCGGGAAGGGTCACAAGTGCCCTGGCTGCTCGTATGTCGCGGCCGAAGCGACTGTTGCACCGATGCGCAAGCCACGGCAGAAGTCCAACCCGATCATCGAGGCCGACCAGTTCGGCGGGCAGGACCAGTGAGTCCATGGACCCCCCGGCGCCACCGCAAGGGCGACCTCGTCCTACCAGGCAACCGGGGCTTCGAGGGGCTCGGGGGTGGCGCGTGGAAGTACATGAAGGATCCGGACTGGTTTCGCGCGACCGGGACCGACCTGGCCGGCTTTACTCCCTGGGTGCGAGGCGGCGGCACCAGTCGGTACGGCATCCCGCTGGGGCCGATCAAGGACTCGGTCGGCATCCTGCAGTGCGATCCTAAAGCATGGTTCGAGCGGGCGAAGCTCATCAGCTCAGCCTCGGCGTACGTCGCCGGGCTCAACGGGCTCGGCAAGTCAACCCTATGCCGGCACTGGATCATCGGATGGGAGGGGTACGGCACCCCGACCCTTGTTCTGGCCGACCTGAAAGGCGAGTACGTCGCCACCATCACTGCGCTCGGCGGCCAGGTGTTACATCTGGCACCGGGCCGTGATCGACTCAACGTCCTGGACATCACCGAGGCGCAGGAGGCAGCACGGCGGTTGTCGCCAGGTCTGGCCAGCAAGCTGCTCGCAAGTGCCAAGGCTCGCCGCCAGGCCGCCGTGGAGTCGATGTTCGCGATCGAGTGGGGACATGCGCCCAGCCAAGCGGAATGCTCCATCCTTCGCGCCCTGATCAAGACGATGGACCTCACCATCAAGGGTGAGGGAGTCATCCAGGATCTCCTGCGGATCCTGCGGGCGCGGCCCGAGCGGGTCCGCGCCGCCGCTTTGGATCGCGGTGACGACGCGGTCTACGAGCGGGTTACCGAGAATCTGGAACGGACTCTGGTCGACTGGGTCAGCGGGGGTGGCCTGGGCACGATCCTTGCTGGAAAAACCACCACCCGCATCCGCCGGGGCAGGTCGGCGGTCATCGACGTGTCCGAGATCGATGAGGACGACGTGAAACTGCGGGCCGCGGTGATGGTCGCGTCTTGGTCGGCCGGGTTCGGCATGATCGGCATCGGTCACGCATTGTCCGATGCCGGGCTGGAGCCGTATCGGCCGATCGCGATCCTCCAGGACGAGCTGCAGTTGGCCCTGCAGATTCCTGGCGTCGCCTCGCGTTACAACGCGCTCACCCGGCTTGACCGCCAGTGGGGGGTCGTCCGGGTCCTGTGCAGTCATTCTGTCGCGGATCCGCAGACCATTGCGAACCGCGAGGATCGAAAGATGGCCGAGGGATTCTTCGGCCGCTCCGGCGTCAAGGTGCTGTTCGGCCTGGAGCCATCCGATCTGGACATCATCGAGCGGACCACCAAGCTCACCGGACCTGAGCGCGAATATCTCACCGGCCTGACCACGCCGCCCGGCTATGACACGGACGGCACGAAAGGACACCCTGGGCGCGGGTTCGCGCTGGTCAAGGCCGGCAATCGGCCGGGGATTCCGTTTGAGCTAAAAGTCCCGCAGTGCGTGCTGGACCTGAAACTGCACGACACCAACCAGCATTGGCGAATGTCGGACCGGCGGGTTTCGGCATGAGGTGGCGCCGCTGGCTGGTGGCCGCGTCGCTGCCAGTGGCGCTGGTTCTCACCGGATGCGGGCCGACTGATCAGATCACGCTGGCTGCATCCTCTTGTAGTACATCTGGATCGGACGAGTCCATCTCGCCGGAGATGAACGCCAACGCAAAGGCGATCATCGATGTCGCAGAGAGTTTGGGTCTCGGGCAGCGCGGCGCCGAGGTCGGGGTCGTGGTGGCCAAGACGGAATCCGGCCTGATAAATGTCGGGTTCGGCGACATTCAGAACGGTGTCATGACCTCCAGCCGGGGGTTGTTCCAGCAGATCCTCGCCTGGTCGCCGAACTCTCCCAATGACCGCCTGGACCCCCAGAAGGCTGCCACGATGTTCTTTACCGGTGGTAAGGGCGGGCAGAAGGGGTTGATCGACGTCCCCGGCTGGCAGCAGATGGACATCCCGACCGCCGCGCAGACGGTCCAGCAGTCTGAGTTTGACGGCGTCCATCATCCCTATGCCCAGAACTACAAGGATCAGCTTGACGTGAGCCTGCGGATCGTCGCCTCGATCCTGGGTAGCACGGGTGCGACCTGCACCCAGGGAAACACGGTCGTCGCCAATGGGGTCAATGTCACCATCCCCAGTAACCAGTTCGTTGCGGAGGCTGTGCGCGGCAAGGTGATCCAAGCGCCGACGGCTGGGCTGGCGAAGGGCCTGGCGGCGGGATTCAGTCAGCTTGGATTGCCATACGTTTGGGGTGGTTCGCCAGCCGACGGTGGCGGACCGGATAACGGTTGCTCCCGGGGTGGGGGTGCCCTCAATTCCTGCGGCAGTGAGATCGGGTTCGACTGCTCGGGGCTGACGGCCTACGTCCTTGTCGCGGCCGGATACTCAGGTCCGGGCACCAACTCGGGCGTCCAGCGGGCCACCGGCCAGGATGTGTCGTGGGAGCAGGGGTTGCCGGGTGACATCGTCGGCTTCGAGGGTCACGTCGCGATCTATCTGGGCACGATCGACGGAGTGCGCTACATACTTGAAGCATCAACAGTCGGAGTGCCGATCCATATCGTCAAGCTGACCCGGACCGACTTCGATGCCTCACTCCATCGACACTGGGCTCCATCTGCGGTTCAGTAGTCCCCGATCCACAGTGGTCCGCGTGTCGTCGGGTTCGGGCCGAAGATCCCGGCGGCCTGTAGTTCTGCAACAGCCCGGCTCAGCTCATCTTCCGTCGGCGGATGGGTTGGGCCGGGTTTTTGCCCTGTCGCCTTGTTGACACTCGATGGTATCTTCTCGGGCATGTGGCTCCTCGGTCCCTTCCTGATCATCTACGCGATGTTCAAGTTCTGGCGACTCACGGTAACGCTGTTCCTTGTTTCCGTCACCTGGATCCTCATCGCCCAGCACCCCATTATTGGGTACTCGCTGCTGGGTCTGGAGGTCGTTAGTCTGATCTTCGCCCTTCATGTCCGCGAGCAGGACGGCAACGCCCGCGAGGCGACCAACCTGCAGCGGCGCGTCGAGGCGGACCTCGACCGGCGCGACCGGCGCCTCGAAGTCGATCGCGCCGGCCGAGCCCAGATGGAACGCCAAGCCGAGTTGGTCGCGGCGGCATTGATCCGAGAGGCACGGAGGCCCAGATGATCGGCGAAGAGGAACTCGCCAATCGGTTCAGCTATCACCCGCCGACCCACGACCAGACGCTGGCCTATCAGGAAATCCGGGATCGATGCTTCGTTCTGGCGAAGTTTCTCGACCAAGCCTGCCCGGACAGTCGAGAGAAGTCCCTTGCGTTCACCGCGCTTGACGACGTCGTCATGCAGGCCAATGCCTCCATTGCTCGCCATTCCTGACCTACCATGACTCCATGACAGCGGCCCTGCCAGACGAGTCGGCGCACGGAGTCCCCTTCGGCGGCCCGTCAGCCCTGCAGACGGCTTGGCGAATGATGGCCGGTGGGGCTCCGGAGATCGTGGGCATCCTGACGGACATCGCTCGGCACTCACCGCAGGACTCGACTCGCGTCCAGGCCAGTCTCGGGCTGTTGAAGATGGCTGGCTTCGGTAGTCCCGACGTCGTCGCGGTTCCGATCGTGCCGCCGCAATTCAATCCGGCCGCGGGGATCGGCGACGGCAAGGAATCATCCGCCCTGCGGATTCAGGCCAGGCTCGACAAGTTGCGCGAGTCGACTTACGCCTCCGCTGCGACCACGGACGACGAAGTGGTGGATGCCGAGATCGTGGAGGATCCGTCATAGCCGGGGCATTCCTGCGAGCCCGTCGAGTCATGAACGAGCCACCGGTATGGATGCGGGCCGTGCGGTTCGCCCCGCGTCAGAGCAGGGCAAGTCGATGGGTCGTACGTCGGCGGCATGGTTGGTGACAATACCGCCGCGGTCAACTAGAAGTCGACCCATTCCGGCAGGTCAACGGTCTGCCCAGCGAGCGCATGCCCGCAGTCGGACAGGAACTGAATGCGCCCATCGGTCACAAACGAATGGCACCGCCCCCGCGCAAGGGCGGCCTTTACCTCGTCCGGGGCGTCGTCGCGGGCGAGGTACTCGACCAGCAGGGACGGAGAGAATGTCGGCGCGTCGAGCGACCTGTTCCATGTCCAGCCATTGGGGCCGGTCCTGATCTGGTGGTAGTCGTCGCAGCCGGGGCAGTGGAATCCCACATGGTCGCCGTTGTGACGGACCTTAGCCATTGGCCTCGTGCTTTCCGGGTGGGTCATCGGGAAGTGGCACGTCAACGACCACCGGCGGCCCGGCCACCCCGAGCAGCGGGTCGACCATCGGCGGCTCCTCCAGTACGTCTGCTGGGATCACCGGCGCTTGGTCCGCAGTGGGCTCGACATTGATCGCCGGCGGCGGGACCTCGACGGGCTTCACGGCGTTCGGCACCAGCACGGCGCCGATGAGGGTGCAGATCGCGATGGCCGCGGTCAGGTATCCCTTGTAGGCCCAGTCGTCGGGCACGACCTGCTCGTTGATGATCGTGAGCACGCCGCCGATCGCGACCACGATGCCCTTGGCGTAGCCGAGGATCTTGTCGGGGGTCAGGTCTGACGTGGACTTGATGACCACCGTTCCGGGCAGGGTCATGCCGGTGCTCCATTCCTGATGACGACCGGCTCGTCCCGCAGGCCCTGCTGGCGCCGGCGGTACTCGGCGATAGCGTCGATCGGCTGCTGGGCGACTTCCGCGTAACTCTGGGGCACGTTCATTCGCCGGGTCATCTCGATGAGCACCTGCACGGCGCCGTCGATTTCATCGGGTGCCGCGCCGGCCGCCAGAAACAGGGCAGCTACGGATCGCGCTTCGCCCGGTCCCGCTCTGCGCTCCGGTACCTCGCCATCCGCCCTACCGCCGTCGACCTTCATTCGCTTCCTCCCGGTTGACGTTCCGTGATCCCTTTGCACACCGTAGGTGGCAGACTCGTCGCATGCCAGCCGCAGCCACCGAGGACATGTCCCTGGAGCACCGGGCGGCGCTGATGAGCCCCGAGGAACTCGCTGAACTCCTGGATGGCGTTGACCTGGAGGATCTCGAATGGGACTGGCGCTGGAATGGGCGTCCGAGTCAGATCCTGCCGGTCATGCCGGACGAAGGCGGGGAGGACTGGGCGCTGGCGCTGGCACTTGCCGGCCGCGGGTTCGGGAAAACCCTGATGGGTGCCCAGTGGATCCGCGAGACCGACGCGGCGTGGAAAACACTCGGCCAGGACACCGCCCATCTCCGTGTTGCCCTGCTCGGCAGGACCAGCGCCGACGTCCGCGACACCATGCTGGAAGGTCCGTCGGGACTGCTGAACGTCTACCCGCCATCGGTGCGTGACCAGGTTGTCTGGACGCCGTCACGCCGCCGGGTCGAGTTGCCGAATGGCGGTGTGTGCCTTGCCTTTTCATCGGAGGAGCCATCCCAGCTCCGTGGTCCCGCCTTTCACAGGGGATGGTGTGATGAGCTGGCGTCCTACAAGCAGATCCGGTCACCTGACGACGACGCCACGGCCTGGGAAAACCTCCGGATCGCCGTCCGGCTCGGTGAACATCCACAGATCCTGGCCACCACCACCCCCAAGAGGGTGCCGGTACTTCGGCAGATCCTGGCCCAGGCTGGCCGTGACCCGCGGAAGTACCTCATGCGCCGCGGCCGGACCTACGACAACAAGTATCTCGCCGAGGGATACCTCGATGTCCTGACCTCGCTGTACGGCGGCACCGGGCTGGGTCGCCAGGAGCTGGAAGGCGAGATGCTCGATGACGTCGCTGGGGCGATGACGTCGGAGGCGGTGATCGAGCGGAACCGGGTGAGCAAGCTGCCGCCGAACATCCCGTGGATCAAGCTGGTGAGCATTGACCCCTCCGTGGCCGAGCGTCCGCATGACGAGTGCGGCATCGTGGTGATCTACGTCAGCCGGACCTGGCCAGTACTTGGCCGACATGCCTTTGTCGTGGACGACTTGTCGTTGCGGGCGAGCCCCACGGTCTGGGCCGACGTCGCCGTCCGGGCAGCGAACGATCACGACGCCACGATCATCGCGGAGACCAACCAGGGGGCGAACCTCGTGTTCCAGATGCTCCGCCAGGCGGCCGACCACGCCAATCTCCCGATGCCGCCGATGAAAGAGGTCTGGTCGACCAAGGCGAAGGCGGTCAGAATGGAGCCCGTGGGCGCGGCGTACGACCTCAACCGGATTCATCACGTCGGTGTATTTGCGGACCTGGAATCACAGGCGACGACCTGGACCGCAAACGACGCCTACAGCCCCGACCGCCTGGACGCAGATGTCCAGGGCATCGCCAGTGCCTTGTTCCCGGAGGCACTCACCACGGGGGGTGGTGGCGGACGCGGAGGTCCGGTCAGCATTCTGTCCGCCGCACGGACGCACCTGCCCATCAGTCGAATGGCGGCGCAGGATCGCCGGGTCAGTAGTAGGGGGCTTTGGTGACCACTCCCGACCAGCCGGAGTCGCCGCCACCCGACCAGCAGGCATCACCCCCACCACCCGAGTCGCCACCCGAAGAGGACTCGGCCCTGATCCCGGCGATCCTGACGGCCTACGCCATCTACCTAGCCTGGCGAGCCGCGCACAACCGGGAGCCGAAAGGGTGGCGGCAGGTTGCTTCCGCCATCAACCTGCAGGGCCTGATCGGGGACCAACTCGGAATGGTTGCGACCCGTGCGTTCCGTTGGCAGCAGCAACAGGCCGGCCGGGCCGGTGACGACCTCTGGCCGTTCGCCGACGAGGCCGTGCGCGCTGGGATTCAGGCCGGCGTGCAGACCATTGCCGAGGGACTGCTCTGGACGGACACTCATTCCACCGGCGTACCGGCAACCCAGGATGCCGGTGCATCGGGCGAGGCGACGGCGCCGACGGCGAGCAACCCGCCAACCCTGCTGGCCCAGATGACCGCGCAGGCCGTCGTGAACTCCACGATCTTCGCGGCAGTCTCGGCCGCCGGGTGGACCAAGAAGACCTGGCACAGTCAAGAAGATGCGAGAGTTCGCCCGACCCACCAGGCGCTCAATGGCACAGTGGCAGCCATGGATGCCGCGTTCACCTCACCATCCGGTGCCAAGCTGCGGTTTCCGGGCGACCCGCGTGCGCCGATCTCCGAGGTGGCGCATTGCCGGTGCTTCCTGCAGATGGGTCGCCGATGACCAATCGCAGATTCTCGGCCGAGGTGCTCGTCCGGGTCCGCTGGCTCCCCATCGCCGTGGCGTTGTTGAGCATCGCCGCGATACTCTGGGTCCTCATTCAGCCAACCGCGTGGACGTCCTGCCTGGTTCTTGTGGGCGCGGCCATCCCGCTCGCAATCCTCGGGAAGGATTCAGGGTGAAACTGCACCTGCAACTCCAAGAGGCCAAGTACTGGTACGTCAGTCGGCCAAGCGAGCAGCTTCTGCTCTGGTTCGTAGGAAAGCTGCCACGCAAGCTGGTCATGCGGTGCTATTGCCGGGTCGGCGCCCATGCCACGACTGGGCGATTCGGTAACACCGATACGATCGAGATCACCATGATCGAAGCACTGAAACGCTGGGACGAGCCGAACGACGGGAAGATTCCCAGGGTCTCGGCAGTATGAACCCGGTGACCCTGGCCCTGGCCACACAGCGCCTGACGCAACTGGTCACCGAGGACGAGCTGACCCGTCCGATCCGGGAGTCGATCAACCGCTGGGCCAAGGGCGCACCGGACCTCTCGTTCAAGGATCGTGTCGCCGTGCTTGCGAGTTGCCAGGCGTGTATGTCGGTGTGGGCTGGCGCCGCGGTCCTGGTCGCCAGCCGCTTCCGAGTCGGCCAGCCGCTGGTGCGAATCCTGGCCGGCTCGGGCGTGGCACTTCTGCTCACGGCAGCGAAGGAACGCCTCGATCGTTGACGGTGGGTGCACACTGGTGGCCATGTACGAACCCGGACAGACTGTCAAGCGCTACTGCAGTATCTTCCCGGCGTCCGCCGCGCCATGGGCACCACCATTGCCGGTCTTGCGGAACGGCGAGGCGCAGTCGGTCATGCTCCGGGTTGTGGTCACGGAGAACTATCTGACGTTTGCCTGGCAGGCGGGCCAGACGGTCAACCGCCTCGACATCCCAGTCACTGAGGAGGAGGCAGCGCAGATCGGTAGCACTGGTGGTCAGATCGCCGGGTTCACCATCGGCCGCCGCGGCGGATGCCGCTGCAACGCCAACCTCCTCAATGGCTGGGATCCATTTCCTGGCGTGAACCTGATTGACGCCGGCGCGGCGGCTCCTTCGAGCACGAGGGATCCGGCGACGTACGGCCTCGTCCCGGCCCGGTATTCGCGCGTTTGAGTGAATCGGGTTGTATCCCTGGGATATTACTAGTAGCATCTCACCATCGCTGAGCGGTATCCGCTCGGCGCTTTCGCGTGCCTCCGGAGGGTAATCGGGGCTACTCTTCGTTCCCATGGGTATCTTCCTGCGCGAGTCATCGACCCACGCAGCCACTCCGGTGCCCGTCTCGCCCCCGATTGGCGGCAATAACCGGGCTCGCAGCGCGCCCTACAACACCCCTCGTTCGATCGTGGCATCTGCCGAGCGGATTAACCTGGCTACGGCGACCGTCCAGAATCGGCCGTACGCCGAGTGGCAGCGCGAAGCCTGGATGGCCTACGAGCGCGTCGGCGAGATTCACTTCGGCTTCAACCTTCTCGCCAACCTGTTGTCCCGGGTAAGGATCTACCCGGCCAGCATCGGGGAGGCCAACGAGGCGCCGGTCGACCTCCGGGTGCGCGGCGGGACAAAGAAGGTCTCCAGCAAGCTGGCGAAGGCCGCCGAGGCGGCGATGGACGACCTGCAGCGCACCGACTTCGCGTCGATGACCCGGTCGTTCTCACTGAACATCTCCGTGCCGGGCGAGTCGTACCTCGTCGGCCCGTGTCCCGCGACGAACGACATGTGGTCGATTCGGTCGGTGGATGAGATCACGGTCCGAGCCGGTGGTGCCGTGTTGAACTCGACGCGCGCGACTTCGCAGGGACTGGTCACCCTGCCTTCTAACCTGTTCGTCGCCCGGATGTGGCGCCAGCACCCGCGATGGTCCCGCGAGCCGGACTCGTCCATGGTGGCGGTAGCGGACTCTGTCGAGGAACTGCTGATGCTGCAGCGCCTCGTTCGTTCGGCGACGCGGTCCCGGCTCAATGCCGGGCTCCTGTTCGTGCCGGACGGCATCGCTGCCGCCGGTGTGAAGACGACGGCGGAGCCGGTCCTGGAGGAGCCCGGCGACCCGATGGAGGCGCTGGCCCAACAGTCCACCGTCGACCCGGCCGGACCGTTCATGGCTCAGCTCATGGAATCGATGACGACCCCGATCTCCGACGAGGGGTCTGCATCCGCTGTCGTCCCCATGCTCGCCACCGGCCCAGGCGAGCTGGGCGCACAGATCAAGCACGTCACGTTCGCCCGGGAGAGCGACCAGTGGCTGGTCGAACGGATCGACGGGATCCTCAACCGGATCCTGCAGGGTCTGGACATGCCGAAGGAAATCGTGACCGGCCTGCAGCACGTGCGGTACTCCAACGCGGTTGTCATCGATGAGGGTCTCTACAAGGCGAACATCGAGCCGCTGGCCCTGGTGTATGTGGATGCGCTCACCCAGGTTTATCTCCGGCCGGTACTGCTCGGCCAGGGATTCACCGAAGCCGAGTTGGACAACATCGTCGTCTGGTACGACCCATCCGAGATTGTCACCCGGCCGAACAAAGAAGACGAGGCCACCCAGGGCACCGACCGGCTCCTGCTGTCGCCTGCGGCCTGGCGGCGTGAACACGGTTACCCGGAGTCGGATGCACCCGACGAGGAGGACCTCGCGCTCATGCTGCTGAACAAGATGACCGCGCTACCGCCGGAGGTCATCACCAAGCTGCTGCAGCAGTCGATGCCGACGATCCTGAAAGACCTGCAGATCACCGACACCACCGTTGGCCCGAACGGGCCGTCAGACCCGAACCAGGCCACCGGGCAGAGCACGAATCCAAACGTCGTGAAGTTCCCGGCCCAGTCGCCGAACTCCCAGCCGAAGGCCGACCCGCAGCGCACAGCGATCCAGCAGGTGGGTGTCAAGTGACCGACGACGCCCCCACCAGCGCGCTGATCGTCGCAACCCCGACTGCAGGCCAGGCCCCCCTCGCCGATGTCGAAGATCCGCACATCACCACGCTTTGGTTCGGCGATGCGACAGTGTTGCAGGCCGAGGCGGACGTGCTGACCGGTGTCCAGCAAGCACTGGTCGAGGTCACCGGCCGGTACACCGGATTCGAGGCCAGGGTCTCCGGCGTCGCCATGCTCGGCCCGGACAAGGCGTCGGTCCTGCTGATCGAGTCGGCCGAATTGGTGGAGATCCGCGCCGAGTTGTGCTCCTACCCGGCCGTCGAGGCGGCCTGGCTGATGGCCGATCACCAATTCCCCTGGTGGGTCTGTCATCTCACAGTCGGTTATTCGGGGAAGATCCCCGAAAATCCGCCCGAGACTATCCAGTTCGACTCCCTGGCGCTCTGGATGGCCGAGGAGAAGACCCCCTACCCTCTACTCAGCCTCGGTGTCCCGACCATGGCCGCCGCGCTCATTCCGCCGGTCGAATGCCCCGAGGATCTCCCGATCTGCCTGCAGTACGCAGACGCCCATCCCGATGCTCGTTGGTACGCGGCGAAGCGGGCCAGCGCCTTCGGCATGAGCGATCGAGTGCCGGCCGTCTGGATGGCTGACGCATGACGGGCTTCCCGCTGACCATGACCGGTTGGGACCGGACCTACCAGCCACCGCGGTCACTGCGCAGCGCAGTGGCCATGAACACCACGGCGTGGGACCTGTTCCGCTACCAGGAGCCAGGTGTCGCTCGGGAGTGGGCCACGACGACCCTCGACTCCCTCCTTGCGTCTGTCGATTCCCAGGCCGCAGAGGCGCTGGGCTGCACCGATTGTCAGGACACCGGCTACTACGGGGTGCCCTGCCCCGATGACGAGGACATGCTCGTCGGCCTGGTCCGGCGCATCGGCAACGAGAAGCACGAGACCCTGGCCGCCGACGGCTCCTGGGCACCATGGCTCGGTGAGTCACCGCTGGAGATCCTCACCCTCGACCTCGCCGGTGATCTAGCGGCGGCCATCACCGGCGGGGCCTGCGGCCTTGTGCGCCGCTACCTGATGCCGCGGGCGTTCCTGCCGCCGGCGCCGGTTCTATCGGCCGCCCCACTGTCGGACGCTCTTATGTCCCTTGTAAGCCCCCAGCCCCCAGGGAGCACTGAATCTTCTGATAACGATTGGGTAACGTATGCCGTCGTTGACGAGTTGGATCCCGGCGCCGTTCTGGATCTGGTGCATCTACGCGCTGCAGGCGGCTCAGTCGAGCTGGAACGCTACGACGAGGATTGCTCCTGGACACCGGACTCCAGTCTCCTGACGGAGAACGGACTGCCCACGGTTCGGCTGACCGATAGTCAGCTTGCTGATGTCCAGGAGCAGATGAATCCTAGCAGGATAACTGCGGCGGCCGAGGATCACCTCCCGCCGCACCCGAAGTGCAAGTACTGCTCGGCGGCGGCCACCAAGCGGATCCTGCACTCCGAGGGCATGGCTTACATCCCCGTCTGTGATGACCACCTGGACAAGGGCAAGGCTGACGCCGCCGCTTGCGTGCCATACGGCGACCCGGATCCGTCGAATATCAACTGGATCCACGACATCAAGGCATCTGCAGCACTCGTCGCGGACGCACCCCTGACGGTCTCGCCAAACCCGAAGGCCGAGAAGCTCAGGCGCTACTGGTCGACCGGCCGCGGTGCCGCCAAGATTCGCTGGAATACGCCCGGTGACTGGAAGCGGTGCTATGCCCACCTGTCCAAGTACATGGGCACCCGGGCCAAGGGCTATTGCCAGAACCTCCACAAGCGTAACGACCACGTCTGGACCGGCGACCGGCGTAACCCCGGCGGGAATGGGCACCACGGTCGTGGGCTATTCAGCAGCACGTCACCCGAGGAGTCGCTCCTGGCCTCGGTCCGCTCCGGCCAGTGGGGTCGGGACAAGGAAAGGAATACCGATATGCCCCTGGCGATGGAACTGCTGGAAGACGGCATCTACTACGAGGGCGACGACGATAACGCGGGCATCCTGCGAACTCTCACCGCCGGCGGATTCCCCGTGGCACCGCCGGACGAGTGGTATGCCGATCCGAAACTACCCGGCCCGACGCCGATGGTGGTCGATGACGACGGTCGGGTCTACGGCCATCTCGCGACCTGGGACGTCACCCACATCGGCATGGCTGGCGCGACCCACGCGCCTCGGTCGCCGTCGAACTACGCCTACTTCCTGACCGGGTCGCTGAAAACTGCGTCCGGCAAGAGCGTCAATGTCGGCCAGCTCACCCTGGCCGGTGGGCACGCCGACATCAACGGCAATGCCCAGGCCGCGGTGCAGCACTACGACGACACCAACTCGGCCGTCGCTGACGTCATGGTCGGCGAGGACCAGTTCGGCATCTGGGCCGCAGGCGGCATGCGGCCGAACGTCACCCCGGAGCAGGTGCGGGTCTTCCGGGCCTCACCGCCGTCCGGCGACTGGCGGCCGATCAATGGTCATCTGGAGATGGTGGCCTGTTGCTCGGTGAATGTGCCGGGCTTCATGAATGTGCGACCGACCGCCCGCGTGGCCGGCGGCGCCGTGCTTGCGCTGGTCGCCGCCGGTACCCGGGAGTTGAACGAGATCCGGCATGCCATGCTCGCCAGCACTGCTGTTGTCGCACGGCTGGAAACGCTGGAGGCTCGGGTCGACCAACTGGCACCAACCGAGCCGGCCGCCGCAGCAGAGCCGGTCATCGCCACCCCGGAACCCGAGACACTCACGGCCGAGCCCCCTGTCGTCGCCACTACCCCGGAGCCAGCGGCCGTAGAGCCTCCGGTGACCGCCGAGCCGATCGCTGAGTCGCCACCGGCGTCGGACGAGCCTGATGTGCCAGAACTCAGCCCCGAAGAGGTTGCGCGGGCCGACCGCATTGCCAGGGTCCGATCGGCGATCCTCGCCGAGAAGCGGGCGGCTCTGCGTGCCCGAGTCAACGCCCCGGCCCCGACCACGGCGGCGATGGCCAGCACGGTCAAGGGCACCGACAGCTTCCCGATCTCCGACGTCGCCAGCCTCAAAAGGGCGATCATGGCGTTCGGTCGAGCCGGGGACAAGGCGGCAGCCAAGAAGCACATCGTC